AGAAAAACAGGAATCATTCTATGAATTTGAAAAATCAACTTACGCAACCGGAGAATATTTTGATGATTATATTGAAAATGAATTTGTTTATAACTATCAAAATGTTGCAGATGCATTAGTTCGTATTCCAGTTCCAACGATTGAAGACTGGTTAGAGCTAAAAGAAAATGTTCAAACTTATGGTGTTTATAATGCTTATCGTCATGCAGTTGCACCAACAGGATCAATCAGTTATGTTAATGAAGCTTCTGCTAGTCTTCACCCAATTACTCAATTGATTGAAGAACGTCAAGAGAAAAAGACTGGTAAAACTTATTATCCAGCACCATATTTATCTAATAAAACAATGCCTTATTACAAATCAGCTTATGATATTGATATGAGAGCAATGATTGATATCTATGCTATTGCACAGAAACATATTGATCAAGGTATGAGTATGACTTTATTTATGAGATCTGAAATTCCAGAAGGTATGTATCCTTGGAAAGCCGGACGTACAAATAAAATGACTTCTCGTGATCTGAATATTCTTAGAAATTATGCTTGGAAACAAGGTATAAAATCAATCTATTATGTAAGAACTTATACAGATGATGGCGATGAAATCGGTTCAAACGCTTGTGAAAGTTGTACAGTCTAACATTTATAAAAGGCGAACTGTTCTAATCAGTTCAGTTTGCCCAATATAAATAAATAAAAGGAGAATATACTAATGGAAAAGAAATTTTTTAATGATATTTTAAATGGAGACACAGGACATCCTGACGTTTTGTACTACAAATCAGTTGATTGGAATGGTCTTGAAGACATTATTGATAAATTAACTTATGAAAAACTAACTGAACAATTTTGGTTATCTACTCGTGTTCCAGTATCAAATGATCTGGATGATTGGCGTTAAATGGATGAAACCGAGAAAGATATAGTTAATAAAGTATTTATTGGATTAACCATGCTTGATACTTTACAATCTGAAGAAGGTGCAGTTCATTTATTGAAGGATGCAAGAACGCAACATGAAAAATCTGTGCTGGCTAATATTCATTTTATGGAAGCAGAGCATGCTAGAAGCTACTCCACAATCTTTTCTTCATTGAATAGTACTCGTAAAATTGAAGAAATTTTCAAATGGGGAAATAATAATGAGTTACTTCAATATAAAGCTGAAAGAATTAATGAAATTTATCAAAATGGAACTGGATTACAAAAGAAAATTGCAAGTGTATTCCTGGAATCATTCTTATTTTACTCTGGATTTTATGCTCCACTATGGTATCTAGGAAACAATAAAATACCGAATGCTGCGGAGATCATTAAATTGATCATTAGAGATGAATCCGTTCATGGAACTTATATTGGATATAAATTTCAAAAAGGTTTTGAAGCTTTGAATGATGATGAACAAGAAGATTTGAAAAATTGGGCTTATGACCTATTATTTGATCTGTATGCAAATGAAGTAAAATATACTCATTATATCTATGACGAAATTGGATGGGACGCGGATGTTTTAACATTTATTAGATATAATGCAAATAAAGCATTGCAAAATCTTGGATTTGATCCGTTATTTCCAGATACTTCTGAAGATGTAAATCCTATTGTTATGAATGGTATTTCAACAGGAACGTCTAATCATGATTTCTTTAGTCAAGTAGGAAACGGATATCTATTAGGTGAAGTTGAAGCGATGAGTGACGAAGATTATAAAACTTGGTAATAAATTTAAGCTGCTGATTATTTGGCAGCTTTATTTTTGATAGGAGAATGAAAATGGAAAAAAATATTGATTATGATGTAGCAATTATTGGAGCTGGTCCTGCAGGAATGAGCACAGCATTATATTGTGCAAGAGCTGGTAAAAAGGTATTATTAGTTGAACGCGCCCAGGTTGGTGGGGCTTTAAATGATACAGATAAAATTGATAATTATATTGGAACGGGATTAGTAGAAGGTTATGAGTTAGCTGAATCTATGTTCAATCAGTTACCAACAGATAAAGTTACAACAGTATTAGGAAAAGTAACAGATATTGAAACAAATAGTGTAACAGTAAAAAGTCAAGGAACAGAAACAATATACTATATTTCAAATCTTGTAATTGCAACAGGAGTTTCTCATAAAAAATTAGAAATACCTGGAGAAGAATTAACACGCATACCACTTTCTTATTGTGCTGTTTGTGATGGAATGTATTACGAAGGCGAAAATGTAGCTATTATTGGTGGAGGAGATGCAGCATTTGAAGAAGCTTTATATCTATCAAATATTGCTAAAAGTGTAAAAATAATTCTGCGATCTGATGAAAGCAGAGCAAAATGGTATTTGCAAGATCAAGTATCTAAAAAGGGAAATATTGAAATCTTTTATAATGAACCAATAAAAAGTATTACTAAAATAAAAAATAGAAATGTTCTATCCATTAATCATAAAAAAACTTTGCAAGTTGATGGGATTTTTGTCTCGATTGGTATTGAACCAAACAATGAGTTATTAAAAATATTAGAGAAAAAAGAACTGAGAAGATTAGTAGATAAAAACGGATATGCTTTAGTTGATGAGTCTGATTTAACTTCAAAACCATTATTAAATGTTTATATCGCTGGAGATTTACGTCAACCAGATAATAAGCAATTAGTATTAGCTGTTGGAGATGCTGTAAAAATATCAAAAGCTATATCATATAATTAAAAGTAGATTAATTTCTACTTTTTTCTTACGTTTTGTAAAAGAAGGATATAATACCTATAGAAACAAACTGAGAGGAGAATAACTATTTATAAAAAGGTCGTATTTGATATTGATAATACTATCACTCTTTTGTCACCAACTTTAAGGTTGATGGAAAAGGTATTTGCATTATCCCCAATATCTATTGAAAATGTTAAATCTTTTAGATTATCAGAAGCTTACGGTTTAACAAGAGAACAAGAATTACATTTTTGGAACAACTCAGAATATCAATTATGTAGAGAATCCGAATTAGCTGAAGAACGAATTAGTACAATTTTGGATGCTTATACTGATGAAAATACAGAAATCTTTGTAATAACAAGCCGTGATGAAAAGTATTTTAAAGATACTAAAGAATGGTTAAATAGAACAAACTTCAAATATGATAAACTTTTTTGTATTGGCAAAAATTCTAAGATTAAATTAATCCAGGAATTAGAAGCTGATGCTGTATTTGAAGACAATCCAATATTTTTTGAGGAAGTGCTAAATGATAAAATTTATGAAAAAGTCGACATATTTTGTATCGATTATCCTTATAATCAGAACAGCTATTGCAAAGTTAGATTGGATAAAGTTACGGGCAAGCCGATCTAAAAAGAAATAAATCTATCGGAGGACTAAAATGGAAAATAATTTTCTTTACCGTTGTCGTAAATTAGCCCCTAATAATATCCCTGGAAAAATTATAATAAAAGAATTTACCTGGTTTCTATCAGAAATAGAAATTGATTATCCCACAGTAGAAAAATTCGATCTAGAATTAATTGCGGAAGGTATATCTTATTATGATAAAAGATTAGAAAAATTTATTCACTAAATTGTTTACGAATTGAATAAAAGAGATATAGTAATAGAGTAAGAACAAAACAAAAACATTAAACAAATCGGAGGAAACAATTATGACAAAACAAGTACAACCTTTAGACTTTAAGAAACAAAAGTCTTGGAAAAAAGCTACATTAGAAGCAGAGAAAGAATCTTTAAAGAAACGTGAAGAAAACAAGAAAAAAAATAAATACGCAAAATAAAAGCAGCAGCAATATAAAAAATAAAATAAAATAAAACAACCAAAACGGAGGAATTTATTATTATGGAACAAAAAGAATTGCGTCAATTACAAAACAGTGTGGAAATCGTTGGTACTTTAAAATCGAAAAATCTTGAACCGAAAGTAAGTAAAAAAGGAAAAGGTTATATGTCTGGTGATTTAACTGTTGTAACTAAAGACGGAGACAAAATTAACGAGCACCGTATTAAAATCTTTATTATGGAATCTTCAAAATTATACAAAGGAATTGAAACTGTTCGTAAGGAATATGTATCAATTGAAGAAGCAACAACTGAAAAACCAGCTGATCGCATTCGTGTAACTGGAGAATTAACTCTTAATGAATATTACAATAAAACTGGTGACCTGGTTGCATTTAATGAAATCAAAGGTGTATTCTTTAATCGTTTAGAAGATGATACTCCGGATAGAGCATTAGCTTCAATTGAAACTGTTATTGAAGAATTCCAAGATGAACTTGATTCTGATGGATTACCAACAGGTGTTAAAAAAGTTAAAGCTTTCACTGTTGCTTGGGGAAATACAGTTGTTGAATTTAAAAAAGCAATTGTAAAAGATGAATTAGCTGAAGGCATGATGAACTTATACCAACCAAATTCAACTGGACGTTTATCATTCAAATTGAATAACTATGTTGAAAAAGTTGAAGTAGAAGCAGCAGCTGAAACAAATGTACAACACGGATTTGGTTCCCAAGAAACAGTTGAACCAAGTGTTATCAATAACTTCACAAACAATATTGAAATTATTGGTGGAGATATTCCATTCTTCGGTTCTAAAGAATATACAATTGAAGAAATTGAAGAAGCTCAAAAAACACGTAAACTAGCTTTACAATTATTAGAATCACCAGCACCTGAAGCGCCACCAGTAAATACAGGATTTGGAACAAATGGAACAACACCACCTCCAACTGATTCAGGTGATCCATTCACTGGAAATGCAGATATGCCAGATTTCTGATAAAATTGGGAGATTAATTTCTCCCTATTTTTTTATATAATATGAATTGGAGTTTTGTTTATGAATAATAATGAAATCCCTAACCAGGAATTATGGAATACATTTCAGACACTAAAAACTGATAATTATAAATTAAGAAAAGAAATAATTATAAGAGATCGAGTATTAAGATCCTTAAGAAAAGAAAGTAAAATGTTGAAAAAAGAATTAAAAAAATTAAAGAAAGAGGCTAGTAAAAAATGAAAGGTTATTTAGCTAACGGCTTATTTAGTTTATCTGATATAATGTTTAATGAGTTTCTTGCAGGTAAAATTGAAGCTGCAATTCCAGAATTAGATTTATATGTTCCTCAACGTAATCAAGCAATCAATGACAAAAATGCTTATGCTGATTCAATTATGATCGCCCAAGCAGATACAGATAAACTAAAAGAAAGTGATTTTTTAGTTGCAGTTATTGACGGAGTTGAAATCGATTCAGGAGTAGCAGCTGAAATTGGAATATTTTCTACTTTAGGTAGACCAATTTATGCTTTATATTCTGATAGTAGACAAAAAGGAACAGGCAATATTCATAAAATAAATGCATTAACTGATGATTCAACAGAAAATCAATTTGTATATCGAAATTTATTTGTTGTTGGTTTAATTAAAAATACAGACGGTGGAATTTTTGAAACTGTTGAAGATTTAGTATCTAAATTAGAAATAGATAGTGTTATAGAAACAGCAAAACAAGCGATGAAAGATGCTGAAGATGCTTTTATGAAAGCCACTAGTTGGGCACCTGATGATTTTATTGCAATGGAGGAAAGATACAATGAAAAATGAATCTCCAATGGGTTTACTTGAGCTTATATTTATTATTTTATTCATTCTAAAGATATTTAATGTGATTACTATTTCGTGGTTCTTTGTATTTGCTCCATTATATCCAGCATTATTTATCTGGACATTAGTTCTAATTATTGGAATTGTATCTATATTCTTGAAAAAGAGGAAAAAAGATGGAAAATAATGATATATTAAGAGCCAGTACAATTGTATCAAACATGGATCAAATGATGATACCTGAATCCGATTTAGAAGAAGTTATTAGATATAGAATAAGTTCGGATATGGCAAAAAAAATTATTCCACAATTACAACTGAATGCAGAAAGACTTCACAATATTGATGGAACTAGATATTCAGTAGAAGTAGGTATAATTTCTGTTGAAGAATTACGAGAATTAAGAGAGTACAAAAGAATATTCGAGGAAAATGCAGGCACAAGAGCTTACAAACCATGGTTTCAAGATATAATAACAAAGTAATAAAAATTAAATTGGAGGAATTACAAAATGGCAAAACAACTGAAAGCAATCAAGCAAGGTAATAAAGCAACAAGTATTAAAAGAACAGCATTAACAACTTTTACTAAAGCCAGTGACAGCGTTAAAAAAGCAAATGAATTATTGGATAAAGCAATTGATTTATCTGAAGCAGAATTAAAAACAACAGAGCAAGAAATCAAAGATCTATATACTAAACTAGATATTGTTCAAGCTCGCAAAATTAGTTTAATGGAAGAAAAAATTGGAAACAATTTATTAATCGCACGTTTAAATACATTTGGAATCTAATTAAAATAGAAATAAAACAATTAAATCGGGGGAATCATTCATTATGGCAATTAACTTATTAAACTTAGAACCAATTAAAGCTTCAACAGATTTATCTTCATACACTTCTTTTATCTACGGTACTCCAAAGATTGGTAAAACAACTTTCGTTCATAATTTATATGGAGATCGTGTATTATTCATTGCAACTGAAAAACGTCATAAAGTTTTAGTTGGAGCTCATGTACAATATATCACTTCTTGGATTGAATATCTACAAATTCTTGCTCAATTACGTGGACCTAAATTGAAAGAAAGATATGATGTAGTTGCAATTGATACCGTTGAAAACTTATATGCTATGTTGGAAACTTATGTCCTTTCTAAATATAGTGTTTCTGAATTTGGAACGGTTAAATGGGGGAAAGATTGGGTCGATTTAAAAAATGACTGGAAAAACAATCTTCAAATGATCGAAAAACTTGGTTATACACCAGTATTTATTGCTCATGCTTCTCAGAAAACTGAAAAAATTCCAGTTGCTGGTATGTTAAAAGAAAATGTTAATGACACTATGGAATTAACTAAAGACAAACAAACTGGTGAAGAATATTATGAATTCCAAAAATACGTGCCAGATCTTAAAGACAAAGTAATGTCACCGATTAATAAAATGGTCGATAATATTATGTTTATGACAACTACAGCCGATGAAAATCTTCATGAACAACGAGTTATCCATTTAAGAGAAACTTTACAATGGCAAGCAGGATCTACATTTGAAGGAATTGCTCCAGTAATTCCACTAGATGTTAATTCTTACAAAAAAGCTGTTGAAGAGGCAATTAATCTTTTAGATCCAACTATGCTGAAAACTGAAAAAGAAGAAGTCGGTGTCGATACTGAAGTATTAGACTTTGATGAGTTGATGGCAGAAGCTAAAGAATTAGCATTTGAACTTCACCAACTGAATCGTATGGAAGAAGTACAATTTATTGTTGATGAAGTATTCGGAGCTGGTCAAAAACTAACCGAAGCTAAGAAAAACCAAGTTGATCCATTATTCATTGCTGTGGGTAAACTAAAAGAAGCTTTAGGAAAATAATTTAAAAAAGTATAACATGAAAAAGAGAGAGACTAATTAAATTTAGTTTCTCTTTTTTATTTACATTTTTCAAAAGGAAGATATAGTATTAATGTAAAACAAAATGCAAAACAGAGGAGATAACACAATATGAGAACACTAGAATTAATTGAAAGAGTAAATAAACTTGATACACCAATTATTGCAAGATTTACATCAGATCGGGAATATATTCGTTTCAGCATTTCTAATAATGACCCTTTTTACAAAATTAGAATAAATGCTGGTAATTTACTTGAAGGACAAACAAATACTAGAGAAATGGCTAATGAATTAGTTATGGATCATTTGTTTAAACTTCTTGAATTAATTATGGAATATGTAGAAACGCCAACTGAATTAAGAAGAGAGCCCGAATTTAGACTTAGACTTGCTGCTCCATTATTAAGTCATGAAAAAGTAGGACGAAGAAATGATAATTTATATTTGGTATATTCTGCAAAAAGTATGGAATATTCGTTAGATTATTTAGTAAATAGCGCAGTAAATCAAATAGAATTTTCAGATAAAGATATTGATGGTTTAGATATTACTGGATTTGAAAAGGAGCCGATCTAATATGGAAGAATCACAACAAATGCGCAGAATTAGTGAATTATTAATGGATTATCATAATGCGGGAACTCTTAATGAAAAAGATTTAATTTCAGAAATTGAAAAACAAGTAGATGTCTATTATGTTAAGCAACAAATATCGCAGCATTGGCCAGATAACGATGAAGATGAAATAATTGCTGTAAATGGTGGATATGTTAATATTGTAAATACAATAGTTGAGCATATCGGGAATAAAGTCAAAGTAGATATATATGCTAGAATGTCTTATGGAATTCCTGCTGCTAAAAAAGAATTAGAAATGAAACTATTAGATGCAGGATTTGGAAAAACCACTCCTCACCAAACAAGTGAAGATACAAAACTAAAAACTATATGGATTAACCCTTTTAAAAAATAATTAAACCAGGAGGAATTTATGGAATATAAAGTTAAAGTATGGGATCGATATAGCAAAAAAATGATTAGCTGGGAAATAATTAAAGATCTTTGGACGGTAAATGCTTTAAGTATGTATGGATTT